ATTCTTTCAACTGTATTAACTAATGTAGTAGAATTATCTTTGTTATCATAAACTTGCGTTAATTCACTGCCATTAAGTGTAAGCTGTAATTTTACGTCTTTATTAATAATTACAGGAATACTTGCACCTCTTGCACCCTTAGTAGCAGTTATTATATATGTGTCATTTGATGCACTAGAAAGCTTATCATTCAATGCAAGAATTTCTTCAGCGATTTCTCTTCTTGCATTACCACGTTTTTCTCTTTTTTGCTTTAATGTAACATGATGACTTTTTACTAAATTCTTAAATTCAGTAACTTGATTTCTGTCAACTGGTTTATACCATAAGTCATTATCTTCAATAAATTTTAATGTTTCAGAAAAGTCAACATCTGCTTTATTTGTTTCAGGAAGACTCATTAAAAGGGTTTTAATATTTGACCCTGCAACAACTTGTAAAGCAAGTAATTCAGAAGCAGCTTTTGACAAGCCACAATAATGGCTTCTTCTGTCATTGACTGTGCAATCACCAGCATCAATAGCCTTGTTTATAAAGCTATTTGGATCAGAAATAATTTTTTCAATAACAGCATCGCCAGCTCTTAATTCTTCTATTTTTTTCTGTAATTTAGAATATCTTTCTGCTGCATCTGCACCTTCTTGCTTTTGAATATAAGTAGCATTTGGCTGTTTTGCTTTTTTTATTTTATCTTTTGCTAAAGCTAGTTGTCTTCTATAATCAAAGATTTGTGGGTTTTCCATATATAATTCCTTTATTTTTATATTATTTATAACTTTATATTAAAATATAATAAAAAGACTGGTTAAAAAAACCAGTCATTTAAAAGAATTTTACTAAAAATTAGATAGTCAAAGCAGTCTTGGTATTTTGAAGATCGATACCCATGTGCTTGAGGATGTCGACTAATGAACCAACAGCCTGCAACTGAATCTTCTGATTGACAATATTCTGATACTTAGCCTTAGCATCCTGAGAATCGAACATATCGTCAGTAACGAAAGTATTGAGTGCATAGTTGACGATTGCATTACCCAAATCCTGACCAAGCTGAGCAAGACCAGCCTTCAAGTCGCCACGACCAACATAACGAGCAATCAAGCTTTCAGCAGAACCATTCATAGCCTGAGTCTGTAAGCTCTGTTCGGCTTCGGACTTCTGTTGCTGCATCTGAAGTTCTTCATCCATCTTTCTCTTATTTTCGAGATATTCCTTGAAATTTAATTCTTTAGCGTCCATTTTAAACTCCTATAATTTCTTTTTATATTATTTATAATGTTTTATTTACAGTTACGTATTTTTTGAGCAATGCACGTGTTCTGGACCCAACTTCTGATAATTTTGCATTAGGTGTAAAAACTATCTCATTGGATTTCATGCGATATTTCAGAGTTACCCTCTTTCTATATCCATAAACACGGACTGTAAGTTTACCAGAATTTAATAGGGTTACTACGCCTATATTGCGTTTTTCAGCAAAACTTACGTTATTGTCAATAATGTTAATCTTTTGATTTGAGAACATTTCATAAGAAAAGCCTAAAGAGACTATAACGTTTAAAACCTTCTCAAGTCGCTTATCTAATTCTTGGAAATTTATTATCATACATTATTTATAAAACTTTTAGAAAACATAATATATGAAGGATATAAAAGTTCCTTAGGTTTTAACATATCTATGACTTTTTTCTTAATCCAGAACGGTATTGTATAATAAGCCTCTGCAATCGAGCCTGTAATGCATGCAATCGTGTCGCTATCGCCTCCTAACGAGACAGCTAGTCGAATACACTCCTCAAACGTATTACCTTCTAGGAATGCACGTATGGCTTGCGGAACAGACCCTTGGCAAGTAGCATCCATTTTATAATCCGGTCTTATTTCATCACATGATTTACTCAAATCATAACCAAAATTAGAAACGATATATTCGTAAATTTCTTTTTTATTCTTACCAGACCTTGCTAAGAAAATAGCAGAAGCTACAGCCTGTGCTCCCTTAATTCCTTCAGGATGATTATGTGTAACTTCAGCAGATAATTTAGCATATCTCAAAACACTGTCTAAATCATCATATCTCCAAGCTACTGGAGAAACTCTCATTGCACTACCATTTCCAAAACTGTTAATCGGTTCCTTAGAACCGTTAAATAACCAAACTCTGAATTTAGGTCCATATCCAGCATTCTGATATACTTGACCATATGCCTTCATAGTTTCAATTAAAGTCTCTTTAAAATATAATTCTGAATTTCCTGCATAAAACAATGCTTCTGCTACAGCACAAGTCATAATCGAATCATCAGTAATAGCTGACTTTTCACTAAATAATGGGAAATCAGTTGTTTTGATATTATTGGCATTAAATTCATAAGGAGAACCAACAATATCGCCAATAATCGCACCTATCATCTTTTTCTCCTTAATATCATAAACGTTGTATCAAAATCATTATCAGCATCAGCTTTAAAATCAGTGCTTGAAGTTACTTGCCATTGATTCATGTCAAGTTCTGGGAAGAAAACATCGCCATCTTCTATAGTAGTATGAACTCTAGTCAAATACAAGAAATTGACAAGATTAATTGCCTGTCTATATAATGTTCCACCACCAATAATGAAAGGTGTCGAATCATATCTTGAATTTGCATAGTCTGCTGCATATTGTAAAGAAGGTTTTACAATGCAACCAGGAATTTCAAGATCCATATTTGATGAAACTACAATATTTGTTCTATTAGGTAATGGTTTACCAATAGATTCAAAACATTTTCTACCCATGATAATACAATGACCATCAGTAAGTTTCTTAAATCTTTGTAAATCGGTTTTCAAATGCCAAGGCATTGCTCCGCCTTTACCGATAACATTATTATCGCTAACCGCGACAATCATACTATAATTTATATTACTCATATTTGCTCTACTTCAACTCCGCATTTCTTGAGAAATTCGATTCCTTTGGAACCGCGATCATATTTATTAACAAACATTACATTTTTTATACCAGATGCAACAATAAGTCTGGCACAACTTTCGCATGGTTCGTGTGAAACAACCATAGAAGCACCAGATATATCGATTTTCCATTTTAAACAATAACCAAGACAAGATTGTTCTGCGTGAAGTTCATTTTCGTTAGCAAATTCATGATGCTTTGCTTTCCATGATTCTTCATCAGTTTCAATCCAAACGTCTTCTGGTTTTTCTCGGTAATAAAATTTACCCGCTTCAGTTTTAAATAGTTCATTGCAGTTTGTATGACCCGGAGGTGTTCCATTATATCCGCAAGAAATAATACGTCCTTTTTCTACAAGGAGTGCTGCAACTTTAAGTCTGGCACATTTACTAAGATTTTGATATTCTGATAATACGGTTTTATAAAGGTGTTTATACTTTAATTCCATATTATAAAATATAAAAAAATAAGGGCTTTCAGTCAACCCTTATTTTATAAATTAATTTAATTCAACTACCGCTTCTGGACATCCTCTAATAATATTTTGTATTGGATAACATGTATTATTTCCAAATTTAAATCCAGTAACTCGATTTCCTCTAACTGCTGTTTGAAGCATATCCATATCAACAGCAAAAATTTTAGCATCTGGATTACTTGTAGTTTTTGCAAAAGTTAAACAGAAATGATGACCATCTCCATTTGGGAAAAACTTTATACAATTATCACCGATACTTCCAGTTATATGAGTTTTTTCACCCTTTTTATTAAATGAAACTTCATCTTTTGAAAGTTTTACATCAAAATAAAAATATTCATTATTAATATCAATAATAAAATCACCTGCAGCACAACCAAAATGAGAACCTAAATTATTATGATTTGCACTTCTATCATCAGTTGCACCTTGTTTCATACCTTCAGTCCAATATTTTTCAGGTAATGTTTCAGGCATATGTTTACAAAAACTTGTTAAGTAAAGATTTTTAAACATTTCAAATTTATATTCTTTTATAAGGCATGTTGCTAAATCCATTTCTTCAATTAGTCCTTTAAATTCTTTTTCTGTAGATGGACCTTCATTAAAGTTTAACCCATGCATTTTAATACGTCTAACTAAACCAGAAGTATTGTTCTTAAATACTTTTTCCAGCATGTTTTTAAGATTGTCTGTCATATTTTCCTTTATTTTAACTTTTTAATAATTTCTGAGTATTCGGCCAGAGTTGTCATAAGGCCTGGAAGTCCTTCCATCTGAACAAATTTAAAATATTGTTTGCCATCGAATTTACCAGGAACAAAATTATTTAAATTTTCCATAATAGCAAGTTCAATATCCTTAGGAATGCACTTAAACGAAATCAACTTTGTGTTCATTTCATAACGATCTCTAAGACATTGTTCATCAATCCATTTATCGAGATTTTCATTTATAATATTCAATGCCTTTACGGGACCAATGCCTCTTTTAAGACCTGGAATATTATCACCCTTATCACCGAGAATAATCTTTACAAGCAATTCCTGTTCAGGATTAAAACATTCAATAAATTCATGCTTTACGCCATCGAATTGCCGATAATTTCGGAATTGATAGAGCTGGTAAAAATCTTTATCACCAGAAACGTTGATAATTTCCCATTCTGGTTTATTCTTCACTATAACTGCTATAATATCATCGGCTTCACTTCTGGGAATTTTCATGAACTGAATATTGCCAAAGCACTTTTGTAATTTTTCAAGAAATTCAGCGAAGACAGGAAAGAAAACATCGAAGTTAACAACTGATGCTTCTCTCTTTGCAGCTCTATTAGCTTTATAATCTGGATAAATTTCTTTTCTCCAGCTTTCTGAATCTTCTACGACAATAACCTTATCAGGATTGTTGTCCTTAATGACTTTCATAAACGATGATAAGAAAGTCATTTTAAATTCTCTGAATTTCGTCTCTGTTGGACTCGGTATCTGTGCAAACAGACATCTCATCATAAGATTAGAAATATCAAATATCAATACTTTCATTATATGTTTCCTTATTTTTACACTTAAATATAGAAAAGTATTGCGAAACGCAATACTTTGTAAAAATAATTTAATTTTTCTTTAATTTAAATCTGAATCTTTATGTTCGTAATATAGACCTTTCTTTTTACGTTCTTTTCTCTTTTCTTTAACGTAATCACGACTTGAATTTAAATGTCTATAGCAATATTTGAGACATTTTCCCATCTTAATCAATAGCTTATGAACTATAAAGTGTTCCTTTATAGTTAGCTCAACGAGATTTGATTTTTTAGAAGAACCACCCTCGCTTCGAGGAATAATGTGATGTTTTTCTACTTCTAATAATAAATTGTTGTCTCGTTTCTGTGCTCTGTAAATAATATCCCAATATATTTTTTGATAATCCATTAAAAACCTTTGTTTCCGGGGGCAAGATTGAAATCGGTGCTAACTTTATCGTCTGTCTTAATTAAGAATCTGGATGGAATTTCCATATACTTAGGAATATACTGATTCTTAATTCTATAAGCATCCCATACATTTTTTCTATTATAACATTTGGCGCCTTCTGCTATATTAGTATAAATGTTGTATAATCCTTTAGTATCTATTAATACTCTTTTATCCATTCCATCAGTTATATTATAATATTTTATCATACGATTTAAAATATATAATTGCACACTTTTATCAAAATAATGAAAATTAATTCCCCAAAAACAATTTATGTTATTCTGGTCAGGAGCAAAACAGTAAATTATCGGAGCTTTGTCATAACCTTCTTTAACGGCTTTTTCGGTAGTTGCTTTATAAAATAGAATATAAAAATAGCCGTTCACTATATCATTAGTACGGTCACATTCATCATAGTCTATTTCTATATGTAATTCGTCTTTTAACATTTATATATTTATAAAATAATAAAAAACGGGCCGTTTTAAAGCCCGTAAAAATTTAATTCTAAATTTTACTGAATTGATCTATCTATCGTTTCAGTTAAATCTTCTTTATTTTCGAGCTGTAACTCAATTTGTTCATATTCAAATGTAACAACATAAGTAACGTTATCAGCAGAACCATATTGTAATGATAACTGTGCCAAATTATTTGGAATGGCATGTTTGAATTTCATCTTTGAAATAATCTTGTTATTATTGTTCAAAGAAATTAATTCGATTGCATCGATACAGTCCATACGTAAAAGTTCTTCACCTTTTGCTGTAGTTTTTCCACAAGCTTCACCAAAACGCATCCAATAAATCCAGCAATAGAATAAATAATAGTTCTGCATGTTTTCATCGAGCATAAACTCAATATTCATGGTCTGCAAATCTCTTGCACCTATTGGATTTGGGTGTAACTGTCTTTCATGTTGATAACGAGTATCAAGCATTGGAATAGAAAAATCTGGAACACTTACATTCTTTACATAGTTGTCCAAGATATGAGTATCAAGATCATAATTCGTCATATTAACAAGATTTGAAAAACGAATTATAAACTTGTTATTGGTAAAATCATTAATTTGTGTTGTAATTCCTGCCATATTTTTATTTATATTAAAAAACCAGGCTTTTAACCTGGTTTTTAATTTTATTTTTTAATGTCTTGGAAAATAAGATGTTCTGTTAGCTTACCTTCAAATTCAGTAGTATTCTGAATTATATTATTACTATAAGTGCTCATAAATTTTATGAATTCTTGAGAAGCACGTTCTGAAGCTCTTACTACAAGAGTGTTTTCATTACGTTCCCATTTAAATTCATTTTCTTTAGCTTTCTTTGCAGCAACACTCATAACTTTATCCCAAACGTTATAATATATTTGCTTAAGACCAGCTTTAGCACGTTGTTTCTTATCTTCATCAGATATATAGCTATTAATAAATTTATCAACAGTAATCTTATTCAATTTTTCGAACTTCTTTCCAGTAAATTTAATACCGCCTTTTTCATTTATAATTTCAACGATATTCTTAATTACTTCTTCGCCAAGCGGATTAGTAGCACTTGCACCAGCTCTTGCTTCATTCAACATATTGATAGAACGTAATAAGCTAGTTTTAAATGTATTCTTGAATGATTCCGTTGTAGTTTCACCTTCTGTTGGTTCTGCTTCAGTTGATTCAGGTTCTGTAGATGTCTTTATTTCAGTTTCGCTAAATGAACCAATAAATTTTGCACCTGCCAATAATGAACCTACACCACAATTAGTAAATAACTTTTCTGGAACAAGCTTTAATTCCAATTCCTTAGTAATAAAGCCTAATTTTTCTTCATACTTATCAGAGAAGAGAGCAATCAAATTACTTGGATTACACAATTCCTTAATCTTGCTAACATCACCACTTGTGAACTTAACTCTTTCAGGAGCACCATTATTAAATTCAAAGAACTTAGTGAGATTTTCAATATTAGAAATCTTTTCCTTAATAAACTTACAAGATTCTTCCTTACGAGAGTAGAAATTAATCGTGGTCTTATCTGGAATAGAAATACCTTCAAAATTATCGCTAGTCTTAGCTGCATTTATAACTCTGTCAATAAATGAGCTAACCGCTGCTTTATTATCTTCCTTAGAAATAGCAGTAATAAAGTCAGACTTTATTGTAGCACTAAATTTATACAATTCAAGAACGTCTTTATACTTTTCTTTAATCAATTTAATAACATGTGCTCTAGCAAATAAGGTATTCTTAAAGAATTCTGTCATTGCATCATCACTACCATCACCTGGGTATTTCAAATCTAATCCATCGAACTTACCAAGTAACTGATAATGTTGAGACATCTTCTTGTCATATTTCTTACGTTCCTTTGCACCTTCTGGACCAGTCTGATTTAATTTTTCAGCAAGGTCTTCAGCAGTATCTTTATCTTTGAAATAAAGGTTAAGTCCATAAGTCTTTGTTGGAATAAATCCAATATAGTCATCAATCTTAGCAACTTGCTTTAATGCATCACCTAATTCATTATTGATTCTCTTAGCAATAGCAGTATAGCATTCATCAATATTGTGAATCTTGTCACTATTTACGATTTCTCTGATTAATTCATCATCAATCTTCAATGGAACCATGTAAACAGAAACTAAGCTACCACGTTCAGACTTTTCGTAAATATCTTTCAACTGTTTTTCAACCTTACCGCTTAATTCAGCAACAGTAGAATCAACAATTTTGTATCTATCAATGTCTGCTATCATTTCATCGAAATCAGGTTTTTTAGACATGAACAACTTATAAAGGACACTTTCTTTACGGTCTTCGACAATATCATTCTTGTAATATGTTTCAGGCACAATATCAAGCTTCTTGCTTATAAGAGCAATTTCTGGATCACGCTTTACAGAATCAATAAAACGTTCAGCATAAGCTTTAGGATTGGATTTAGGACCTTTAAAGAAAACAAACTCTAATTCTGTATTTCCACTTTGATTAATTGCTGCTAATGCAGAACCAGCATCTTTGAAAATCAAATCTTTGGAAATTCTACGACATGCGAAAATCATATCAAATATGAGTTTAGCAACTCTATCACGTAAATCTTTCTTAAATCCTTCTGCACCCTTATCAGCTAATGTCTTAGCAGCTGCAGCAGCAGTAGTAGACCCAGATTCAAGTGCATTAATAAGTGCTTTTGTCATAATGTCGGCGACTTCTTTGTCACCAAAATTGATAGTTACACCATAACACTGATATTTCTTATTATCACCAAAAAGTTTTTCACTAAGTATTTCTTCAGAAGGAGATCTTGAATACTTATTTTCAGCCGCTTGCTGATTCAAGTATGATTTAAATGTGCCTTTCATTATATTTCCTTTAAAGTTTTATTTTTATATTATTTATAATAAAAAACCAGCATTCAAAATGCTGGTCATTTACTATTCATTTCTGAGTTTTTGCTCTCTTTCTAATCGCTGCGTAAATACTGCACGATTTTTATCAATCCAGTTGATAATATCCAAGAAAGCCTGCTTTAAAGTGAAAGGTTCTACCAATGTTCCCTTTGGCAAGTCTTCATCTCTAATATCCATTGCCCAAGAACCTGAATCAAATCTGAATTTTCTCTTATCAATCTGGTCCCTGTAATATCTACACTGGTCAATAGCCCAATCAGGATAACGTTTGACTGTATCGACACAATGCTTCAGCAAAGGGTTATAATTGGGATTATCCATCAAGCTTTCAATACTTCTGCTTGTGATACCCTGGTTAATTACGTAAAATCTGACGATTTGTACTACTGGTCTAATCATATATACCTCACTTATAAAAAATAAATATACGCATGGTCTAAAAGCCATGCGTCTTGTTCAATGTTATAAAGTATATATAATTTTTGGAAATTAAAATTTGTAATTATCCGTAAGTGGATCTCATAAGATTAAATTCACGTTTTAATGCATCATAAGCAATTTCTAATTCCGTTAAATCACCTAATATGTATTTTTCGTTATCCCATTCAATAAAAGATTCACCAAACCAATTATCATCTCGTTGATGTCGAGTATTATCAAATTTCCAGATATTTGGAAATACTATATGACCAGTCATATGATGCGGCATTCTACCAATACATGGTTTCTGTGTTGTCCAACACCAATATTCATCAATATATAAACAAATTGCAGGAATTGTAATTCCTTTATATTCTTTATACCATTCTTCAAAATAATCTGAATTTACTACCCAATCATTAAGTTCTGATACTTTATCTTCTTTAATTTCCATATTTCTAGTGCTGTATCTACAAACACCTAATGTTGGATAATATTTGGCATTTATTGAAAAATCTGAAGGATCTCCTCTTTCATCGTCACTTAAATGCCAAGGAATACCAAATAGATTTTCACCATTATAATCTCTATATGTATGCCATTGCCCACCTTGATTATGATGAATAATTAAATATGGCATTGGACCATTAACATCTTGGCTATATTCCATTTCTCTAACATATTCATCTTCTTTAGTATAAGTACGAATAGGTGTTTTAAATGGATTATAATCTTTAAAACGACAATCATAAGTCATTTTATTCTTCTACCTTTATTTTGACAGACTTTTCAACATACTCTACATTTGCCTTTTTATAAGCACGGTACTTTTTCCAGTAATCCTTTGTATCTTCAAACAATACATAGTACCAGCCACGCTTGTCCAATTCAATTTGCAATGCATTCATTTCTTTTTGGACCTTTTCACCAGCCCAACCCCAACCGCGTTCACGATATTTGTCTTCAATGGCATAGACTTTATCCCATAGTTCCTTGTCTTTACCAGTCAAGTCTTTAATATAGAACTCTTCTTCATAGTCGGTATCATGGAAGGTGTAATTTGCTACAGCAGAGATATGATGATCACTCATTTCTCGTCCATTATGCTTGTGGACATATTCAAACTCATACCAATAATTTTTTGGTAACGATGCATCAAAATCCTTCCTAATCGGTTTTTCATCCATATAATGCTTTGCAGATTGGATAGAAGAATAACCCATGCCAGCTTTGTCTAAGCTAACACCTTTATACATTGGAAAAATACGTTTCATTAGAAAGCTGCCTTAAAATTATAAACTGGTTTAATAATCTTTTCAATAGAACAAGTAGGTTCAATATTTGCTATAATTTCATCCATCGGCTTATATGCCATAGGAGACTCATCAATCGTCGCAGAACTGACACAGGACGTGAAAATTCCCTTCATAGCATCTTTATACTCCTTCATAGAAATTGAGTTCTTAGCATCGCTTCTAGTCATTAAACGACCTGCACCATGAGGAGCTGAATAATTCCAATCCGGATTTCCTTTACCCACACAAATCAAAGAACCGTCTCTCATATTCATAGGAATAATTACACGTTCTCCTTCTTGTG